AGGGGCAGGTAATAAAGAAATTAAGAAAGAATCGTACGGTGATGATCGTATGTGGAAACCAACAGTGGATAAAGCTGGTAATGGTTACGCAGTGATTAGATTCTTACCTGCAGTAGAAGGTGATGACTTACCTTGGGCTAAGTATTGGGATCACTTCTTTAAGGGTCCTACAGGTCTATGGTACGTAGAGAAGTCTTTAACTACTATCGGTAAGGATGATCCAGTATCAGAATTAAATTCTAAACTATGGAATAATGGTACTGAAGAAGGAAAGGCAACGGCACGTAAACAGAAGAGAGGATTGCATTATGTTTCTAACATTTATGTAGTATCTGATCCAGAAAACCCTGAGAACAATGGCAAGACATTCTTATACCAGTATGGTGCTAAGATCTTTGAAAAGGTTATGGATGCTATGCAACCTAAGTTCGCTGACGAGACAGCAACTAATCCCTTTGATCTATGGAAAGGAGCTAACTTTAAGTTAAAGATTGCAAAGGTAGCTGGTTACAGAAACTATGATCGTTCTGAGTTTGGTCCTGCAGAAGCACTAGCTGAAGATGCTAAGTTGGAAGCAATCTATAATGCTGAGCACTCATTAAAAGAGTTCACTGATCCATCTACGTTTAAGTCTTACGACGAGTTGAAGGTCAATTTGACAAGAGTGCTTGGAGAAGGTGGTCATGTGACTACATCTGCTGAAGCAGTTGATTTAGAGAACACAGTTGTGTCTCCTATGGAATCAGCTCCTACTGCAGCTGCTCCATCTGAGTCAAGTGATGATACTATGAGTTACTTTGCTAAGTTAGCAGCTGAAGCGTAAGCTTTAAGTAGTTAATAAGAAGCCCCTTAATTGGGGCTTTTTTGTGTCTTAAATTCCTGGAGTTATAAATCCTTCTACAGGAACTCTAGTAGTCAAGTCGCTAGTATTTAACCTAGCTGGATCAAATGACCCATACTGATTAATGACTGTGGAATTGCCTGAGTTCGATGTGTTACCTGAATTAGATACTACAGTAGATTTGGCTTTACTAGCACCATCTATGCTAGGCTGTATAGCTGCTTGCTTTTGTTTCTCAGCAGAATCTAGTGCATCAGCATTGGTAACTTTAACTGTACGCAGGCCTCTTTTGGTCATCACTTGCTTATTAGCTTGTTCTGGTATTGGCTTGAGTAGAGGATGATCCAACCCTTTACCAACATCGGTGGCTTTGTCCAGCTCTTGAAGTACTTCGTAGATGTCATATGCCATCCATATTGCTCCAGCAATAGCAATTGCAATACCAATAGGGCCTGCTGCAGCACCTAATGCTAATGCAGGAAGTTTAGTTGCAAGATGTTTAGCAATTGTACTCCAACCAAGTTTAGCCGCTACTTTCTTAGCAAGGGCCATGACAGTTGATAGTCCAACCTTTTCGACAACTTTCTTAGTTGCTACCTTCTTAACAGCAGAGACCGCTACTGCTTTAGTAGCTACTTGGATAACTTTCTTAGCAGCAACCTCTTTAGCTTTCTTAATGGCTAGTTTCTCAGCAACTTTCTTAGCAGCTAAAGCAGCAGCTGCTTTTGCGGCCACCTTCTTTGCCGCCTTCTTTGCAATACGATCTTTTACCATCTTGCTGGCTAATGCAGTAGTGGCTAACGTAGTACCTGTGGTTGCTATTCCCCCCAATAATCCAATACCTGTACCCACAGCACTAGGTGAAATGATACGAGGTTTGCTAAATCTAGTCGACTTACCTTTTAGAATATTCTTACGTTTTTCTCTATTTATTTCTTTCTCTGCTAAAGCATTTCCTTTTAGCACATCCAGCATGTCTGAGTTGACCTTTAATATATCATTAGTCTTCTTAACTAATTCAGGATCAGCCTTTTTTTCATTATCACCACCATGGTCTCTCGAATCCAATATAGCAGTTGTACCATAATTATACATTTTATTAACGTCATCATTAGCTGCAACGAAAGAGTTTAGAAGTTTTCGAGACTCTGCCTTAATCTTTTGAGCAGATGCTCCTTCTGCTATCAGATGGGCTCGTTTTTCTTTAATGATAGTCCGCTGCGCCTTAAGGGCTTCCTCACTTGTAACATCACCAGTAATCTGTGCAGCACGATATCTTTTAGACTTACTATTAACAGCACCCTCAGCATGAGCCTTGTTCATGGAGTGTTTCTTCTTGGATATCATTGTATCCCAAGCCAGCCTTTCAGCTTTTGCTTCTTCAGCTGTGTAGTTCTTACCAGTACCTTTCCACTCACCTTTATCGTTTTGAGTAAATCTTTCTTGTCCTTCTAATCCAGATATACTCTGGATTTTACGATCTCTCATAAACTCAAACTGAGACATTCCAATCGATCTATGCTTGCGCAATGATTGAGTGTGTTCTTCGGATGCTACTTTTAATCTGAACTTAGTTTCTTCAGATGAATCTTTAGCTAAAAACCCATGCAATAATACAATCCGCTTTGCTATTTGACGAAGTCCGGCCTCTTGTCTAGCTGTAGATTCAACAATGTGAGCTTCGTTGACCTTAGATTCTTGGTTAGTCCTATCAACTCCTGAATAGAACTTTTTGTCATTATCACCAACTTTTACGTCATGTGCTACCGATAACAGCTCAATGTTTCTTAAACTTTCTACGTTCTTGTTTAATTCACCAATAGCTTTAGTTAGCAGATTGAATCCTGACTTTGCATCCCTCTGAATTTTATTTGCTTGAGCTCTCGCTACAACTTTATCATCTTTATGTGTTGGCATTCTCTATATCCTCATTGATCTGTTTTATGAGCAAGCTGGTATAGATTTCACGTTCCCAAGGGATCATGTTATCTAACTCAACTAAACTATATTTGTGCTCTTCCATCAATGAAAAGTTTAACCTAAAGTAGGCCTCTAATGATTCGTGCGAAAGAGCTAAATAAAAAAATCTATTAATCCTGTGTAATTAAATTCGTGCTTGTGCCCACATTTACTACAAGTGAACTTTCCATCATATGTTACATACGGAGCTTTCATTAGAAAGTCAATAATTTTATTAAATTGTTCTGTACTAAGGCTGCCAATAAATTCTTCTCTTTCACTAACTGATACACTCTTTGCATCGTATGTATCTTCACCATAGTATATTACTGATAATGAATTAGCCGCATTTTTAATAAGGATATCAGTATCAGATACATCTTCATTGTAAGATACCTTATTACTCAATGTAGGAAACCTCAACTCAAGTGTTAGATCATCAGATAGCTTCACATTGAAATCTACCTCTTCTGGAGCTTTAACATAAGCTTCCTGGATGTTAATAGACACTTCTGTCTGACCTTCACACTCATCACATACCTTAATGATATCTAATGTCTCTCCAACACTCTTACTACGTAATTGAATAAAGATAAACTCTAAGTCAGCAGCTGTTAATTCCTTTATACTCTTACCATATTCCAAACAGTCTTCCACCACTTGTATTACAGCATCTTCAATCTGCTCTTGGTCTTCTGACTCTGAAGCAATCATTAATAGCTTCTCTTCTCTAACCAAGTATGGTCTGAATGCTACTGATTCTTTTGTTGATGGTATTGTTAATCTATAATTCGGTACTGATATTGTTGGTAATGTATTCATAATATATTTCCTTATAATTTAAAATAATCCTTTCACTTGACCCACTGTTGCATCAAATATGTCTCTTCCTTTAGATACTAAATCAGTGAATCCATCTAGTAATCCCACTTCTTCCCAATCATCGAATGATAATGTAACAGAACACTGCAATAGACTATTCTCTGATGAGTTGCTCAACTCAATAGCATTTACTGCTAATGGAAAAGCGTTCTTTAATTTAACTGTATATGCTGGTATAATATCATTAGATGATGTAAGCTGTTGAATAGTCACGTCTGTGACATAATCGTTCTTATAATTCATCTTTAATGATTGTTGATCCACAATGAGCTGTTGCCACGAATCAAAATACTTCCTTGCAAAGTAGTCGTTAGTTAATACAAATGTAAATGTTACTTCATCCACTAAGTATGAATAAGGTTTCTTAATTGCTTTATGTGTGATAAAGCTTTCCATAGTGGCAATACGTTTACCCGGAAGCTGAACACTCTCACATAATAAGAACATGTCTCGAGGATCATTAATGAAACTCATTGGATCAATAGAACCACCAGACATCAATGAACCAGCCACATTAGATACTAAGCCTCCAATGTCCGCATTAAACAATCCGGGCCCCATTGGGCTCTTCATATTGGGGTGGGTAATATATATTGCAAATCTATTAGCACGGGCTAAACCACCACGTTTTCCAATAGTGGATTTTAATGTATCAATACCGACTGGAAGGGACATTAGTACTTACTCCTTGATTCTTTCCAAACAAATGATGTCTTCTTCTTAGCAAAGTTCTCTGTAGGAAGAAATATAGCTATGTCCCATTCAGATGCTTCTACTTTCATAATTTTAGAATCCACTTGTTCTGTTAAATAATGTTTAAAACACGGAGCGAAGTATTTAAATTTGCTTGCACTCTTTAATAAATTGTAACTCAATTTTAATCTTGTGGTCTCATCAAACTTCTTATTATTAGCAATGGCCGTCAAATTATCTAAGAATATAGCTCTTTGCTTTAGCGGAAGATAATGTAAATTTAATCCATAAAATCCACCAGGGGCTTGCCCCACCATAATAGTTAAAGGAAACCTATCGTAATATGGTAATGTCTTTCTATGCTTAGGATCGTATGCATACATGAACATATCGCCAACTCTAGGTCTCTGCTTCTTTACTAGTCTATCATCCTTCAACATTGTATGCATGTTGATTTTGCCCATAGAGCTTACTTGCTTTCTAAACCAGTCTTGCGCTTCTTTAGACCTTTTAGTAAGACCTTTACGAAACGCTTCTGATTCTAATTTATCGAATAATGATGCCATGTACTTATTTATATTACTTTTTGATCTTCTTTTTGATCTTTTTCTTTAGGGGTTTCCATGGAACCTTCTTTACCCTTTTCATACCAGGAACTCCAAAACTCTCTAGTGTCTTCTCAGTCCATATCTCAAACTTCCATCCCCTATCATCACAATACCTTTTAGCATACTTCCACTTCGAAGTGTTCTTCATATAAGTCAATGCTTCATTAAGGTTCTTTCTTTTAGGAGCTTTTGTTTGATCAAGTGGCTTAATCTCGACTAATATAACCTTTCCATCCATTCTCTTAATAGTAAGGTCAATAAAATATCTGTGGGGACGCTTGTCTGTTGCACAAATGTATGGTATAATGGTCTCTTCAGAATTCCACCATCTAACCCATGATTGCTTTTCTATCCATCTAAATGTATTGCGTTCCCATAGCGATCTATATGTTATCTTAGTATGATCCCCATTATACTTTTCTGGGTACTTTGGTTTCCATTTGCCGCTATATGTTTTTCTCATGTTATTATTTATAAACTACTATAAATAAGTATCATACAAACAATAACCGAGTTAGAATATGGGTAATCCTTTTGAAACGATAGCTGACACTATAAGTGACTTTGCTGGAGATGTTGCAGATGCTTGGAATGGCGTAAAACCTGATGCGACCGCATCCAGTACATACTTATCATACCCTTACGATTTGGGGAATGGTACAGACACATCCGTGGATTTCAACTCGGATGTTGTTACAGACATTGATGATTATAGCGATGCTCGTGCATCCGCTCAAAAAAACTCATACACAGAAGCTGGTGATCCATTTATAATGTTTGAGTTTCTGAGAGTTATAGAAAAAGATCATGCAGAACTAGCCAAGATCACCACAGCCATTAATGCTGCTAATGCTACAATATCTAGTGATACTACAAATAAAAACCTTAAAGAACTGGTTGCTAGAAATAAAGCTGGAGCTGCTGTAAAAGAAACTTTAGAAAAACGAAAGGACTTTATACTAGACTCTATGGGTGATAGGAAGGTTAGGGATGCATCTGTTATTATGTATATGACTCCTGCAATATCTATTAATGATAGTATGTCGTATGAACAAGAAAGTAGAAAATTAGCTGCTATGGGTGGCCAAGTAACTGATGCATGGGATAAAGATGGATTAAGTGGTGTACTGGATACATTCTCTGGTGAGGATGTCGCTGTTGGATTAGCAGTATCTAGTGCTGCAGTAATAGGTGGTGCTATTGCTGCTGCTGCTAATGCTGCTGGTGGAATAGTGCAGGCAGCAGGAACTGCTGGTGGTGCTGGTTTAGGTCAAGCTATTGGTGATGAAGCAATGAGACGTATGGGTAAAGCTCTTAATCCTAATGAGTATATGCAGTATAAAAACACTCAATTAAGATCATTTACTTTTACTTGGAAAATGCTTCCTGATAGTGTTCAAGAAAGTATAGCTTGCGAAAGGATTATTATCAAATTTAGGGGAGCTGCTCATGCTCATAGAAAGAGTTCGGTTACTTTAACAGTGCCTGACCAAATCGTAACATCATTTCATGGTGTTGATGGTATGGTTAACCTGCCACCTACTGTTATTTCTAACGTAAGTGTTACTTATAACCCTAATGCTGCATCATTCTTTAAGTCTGATGGTAGACCAGTGGAAATAGATTTATCAATTACATTAAATGAAATCATGCCAATTTATCGTGATGATGTAGAAACAAAGGGATATTAATAATGGGATACTTTTCGAACTTTAAAACAATTTCTTATGATTTAAATGGGGATGGTGTATTTGATGACATAATAGACCTTACCAGATTTGCTGCAGCTAGTGACTCTTTAATTAACAATCATGCGTTTTACAACTTTGTTCAAGTCCAAGATGGAGAGCGCATTGAGCAGATGAGTCAGAGGTTGTATGGAACACCTAGTCACTATTGGACGCTTATGGTTATTAATCCTAATATTAAAAACATTTGGAATGATTGGCCCAAGAACTCAGCTCAGCTATTAGATTATTCAGTATACAAGTATGCAGACTTTGCAGCCTTAGCGTGTATGTGTACAGACGATCTGTTAGGTAAGTTTATTCAAGGTGAGTATATACAAGGGGTGCTGTCAGGAGCTATTGGTCAGGTGCTTGCAATCCACACTAACGACAAGTATATCACGGTTAAACATATATCAGGCACATTTAGAACTGCTGGTGAAGACTTGATTGGTTTAGAATCTTCTGACACAGTTACGGCTACAGAGATTGTTAGTAGAGCATATGCACCAGCCTATCATGTAGACGATTCTACTGGGGATATTACAGCACCAAGAACAGCAGGCACTCATAAAGTGACCAACTTAGAACACGAAAGTTATAATAATGATGCTAATAGATACGTTAGAGCTATTAGACCTGAAAAGATTGATGAATTCGTTGCTGCATTTAAGCAAGAAATGGACTCATGAAGCTAAGCAAATTCTCTGTATCAATTGTATATGAGGACAATCGATCAATCGATATATCTGATACAGTATTAAACCTTAATATTACTGAAAATATATTCGGCAACCTTGAAGGCAAGATTGAAATTGTTGATGGTGTTGGTATGTTGGATAATGCTATCACTAAAGGCAATCTGATTCTGTTAGAGTTTGAATACTTCGACCACACAGTAAAACACAGCTTCCATTTAGATGGTGTTAATGCTATCGATGTAACTACAAATCTAACTAAGAAGACGTATGTTATTAATTTAAAATCAATTGATACATTTATAAACACTGCACAATTAATATCTAAATCATTTAAAGGAACAAGTACTGATATTATTAAAAGCATTTTTGATGGATCATTCAGTAAAAATCTAAAAGTTTTAGCCAACTCTATTACTAAGGGCCATTACATTGCTCCTAATATTAGTCCTAACACAGCTATTAAACAAGTTAAAAGTCAAGCGTATGATATAGACAGTTCTCCTTTTTTTATGTTCGAGAGGTTAGTGGATAGTAAGAATGCTTTCTTAACTAGTTTAACTCAGATAAATGGTCAGTCAACCATGGCAACAATATCTCCATCTATTCAGAACGCTGATACTGTGGAAAATCAATTAGGTAATATAGGACAACCAGCGTCTGTAGTGGTACACTCTGATAATGATAATATATCATATAAAGTAGCTAATGGTGTGTATGGAAAGACTATTGTAAATGCTGATATATCCAAATCATCTGTTGATGCTGAAGTGTTTGGAGAGATGTCTAATTCAGGCAGCTCTTTAAATCTGTTACGTATGGATATGTATGACAATGATTCCAAACCTTTATTGCATACTAATGATCAAATAAATATATGCAACATGACATCGATGCTTAATATGATATTTTCTATTAGAGTAACTGCTTATGAATGTCAAGCAATACCTGGACTTGGAGTGGGCAATAAAGTTAAAGTGCTACTAAATAAACAGCAGCAAACTCAAAGTCGTTCTGGAAAGTTTTCAGGTGTGTATCTAGTATCAAAGATAATACATACAATAAAAGACAACGATTATACTCAAACTATTGAATTAGCCAAGGAATAGATTATGGAATTATATTACGGTGTGGTTGAGGATATACAAGACCCAAAGAAATTAGGTAGAGTTAAGGTACGTGTGGTAAATGTTCACACTAAGGATAGAAATGTAATCCCCACGGCAGACTTGCCTTGGGCATTAGTTATGGCCGGTACCACAACTCCTAGTATATCTGGGGTGGGACACTCTACATTCTTATTACAAGGATCGTGGGTTGTTGGTACGTTTACCGATACCAACTTGCAAGCGTTCTTGATAATGGGATCGCTTCCTACCATATCAGGTGATTATGTTCCTTCTGAATTTGGATTTACAGATCCTTCAGGGCAATATCCTAGAAACCAGAATGAAGAAGATAACAATTTAAGAACTAGAGGCAATCCTGATCCAAATGACTATGAAGTTCAGGGGGAATACCAACCTAGATCAGCATACGCACCACAATACCCATATAACCATGTATATGAATCAGAGAGTGGTCACATTAAAGAGTATGACGATACACCTGGATCACAAAGAATTAGAGAGAGACACAACTCAGGTACTTATTACGAAGTACAACCTGGTGGTTCTAAAATTGAAAGGGTTGTTGCTGATAACTATGAGTTAATCTTAGGTGATGATACAATAGAAGTTAAAGGCAATGTAAACATTATCGTAAGTGAGGATGTTAATTTGTCAGTTGCTGGTAATGTAACAGCTAACATAGGGAATAACCTAGACTTTTTAGTGCATGGTGATGTCAATGGAGAGGTACGTGGTAACATCGCTATGAGAGTTGGTGCCAATCTTGATGACCATGTAACAGAAGAAGATGGTATTAGTATACATCACCCTGCTGAGAATACTGGTAATATTGATTTACACATTGAAGGCAACTTAACTGGTTTAGTAGATGGTCATGTAGATTTAACCGTATTGCAAGATGTTGCGGCTAAGGTATTAGGTAAGACTACCTTAGATTGTCCTACTACTCAGATTACGGGTGATGTTAGGATTGATGGTGAATTATCTGTAGGTAAGGATGTTAATACTGATCATGGCGTATCAGTTAATACTCACACTCACACATCAGGTGTGTCTGGTCATGCTGGAACTACATCTACAGCACCAAACGTATAATAATTGTATAAATAACATATATGGCCCAAATAGCATTTCAAAATCAGTACTCAGATATAGATTTTATCTATAAACTAAATCCTAATACTGGAGATATTTCTACCAAGAAAGGTATCAATTCAGTTAAACAAAGTGTATTAAATATACTTAGAACCAACCATGGAGAGAGACCTTTCAATCCATACTTTGGTGCAAATTTGAGGTCTTATTTATTTGAGAATATTAACTATGCTACGGCAGTTATAATATCTAATCAGGTAAAAAATGCATTAGCAAATGATGAGCCAAGAGTTAAAGTATTGAATGTGAATGTAAAGACTTTCCCTGATAGGAATGATGTACAGATAACAGTAACAATACAAATTATAGCTACAAATACATCAGTTGATGTATCAACAACACTAGAGAGACTACGATGAGTAATAACAGAAGAATCAATGCGTCTGAATTGGATTTTAATACACTTAAATCTAATCTGATATCATACATGCAGGAACAGCCAGGAGATTTCCAAGACTACAACTTCGAAGGGTCTGCAATGAACACTATGATTGATGTGTTGTCATACATTACTCATATTAACTCGGTTAATGCTAATTTTGCCCTGAATGAAACATTCTTAGATACCGCACAGTTAAGAGAAAGTGTCGTATCACATGCTAAGTTATTAGGGTACACTCCAAGATCAACTAAACCTAGTACGGCATTTGTCGATGTTGAAATGGTTAATCCTATTAATGTTCAAGATGATGATGGCAACTATCTTCCATTAAGTATGAATCGTGGTACAATATTCACTACCACTATTAATTCAGTAACCCATTCTTTAATATCAGACTCTGTACATTCAACCACCAGAGATGCTGATGGTAAATATGTATTTAAAAATGTAAAACTATTGCAAGGCCAGTTAAATAATCGTTCATATATTTACGACGAGACTGGGTTTGAGCATTACTTATTACAAGATAACTTTGTTAACACAGACACACTAGTCGTTGAAGTATACGAAAGTTCTACCTCTTCTAAGTATGAAACATTTGCAAATATTCCAAATATTATTAATATTGATTCAGATTCGACTGCATATTTTTTAGAAGAGTCACGAAGTGGGTTTTATGAGCTTAAATTTGGTGATGGTGTTATTGGTAAGAGATTGACTCCAGGTAATATTATTAAAGTGAACTACTTAACAGTTGGTGCTTCGGATATTAATGGAGCATCTCAGTTTTCACTAGCTGATACTATTAATGGCAATACTGATGTTATTGTTACAACTACTACTAGTGCTACTGGTGGAGCAAAAGCAGAAAGTACAGATTCAATTAAATTTAATGCTCCATTAGGATTTGTTGCTCAAAACAGAGCTGTAACACCAGATGACTATAAAGGAATTATTCAAAATTCATATGGTAATGTTGATACAATGACTGTGTGGGGTGGAGAAGATAATATTCCACCTGATTATGGTAAGGTGTATATTTCAATTAAACCTCTCGACGGTGAGGTATTAACCCCCACTCAAAAAGCTGAGATTATTGGGGTGCATCTTAAACCAAAGAACGTTGTATCAATTACACCAGTTCTTGTTGATCCTAATTACACATACATTGATTTAGAAGTATACTTTAAGTATAACCCTAACATATCTAATGCAACAGCTGCAGCATTAGCTGAACAAATTAGAGATACGCTATCAGCATATAATAATGCAAACTTGAAATCATTTGGTGGTGTGTTTAGAAACTCTAATGTACTACAGGATGTTGATAATACTAATATAGCTATTGTGTCTAACATCACTAGAATATCAATGCATCAGACATTTACCCCTGTACTCCAATCTGAACGGTACTATGAATTTAACTTCAACCAAGCGTTAGGACAATTACACGCATCAATTAACTACATGACTTCCACACAGTTCACTTATAATGGTGAAATATGTGTATTGAAAGATTACTTCAACACGGAAGAAGCTAAGAACATTATCCAAATTGTTAATAATAATAACAAAGTGTTAAATCATACGGTAGGACACATTGATATCTTAACAGGTAAGGTAGTATTAGAAGGATTTAGTTTAGACACTGTTGTTGGATTAACAGATAAATTAAACATTATTGTTAAGCCAGCATCAAACGACATTAGTCCAATGAGAAACGAATTACTTGTTATATCATATAACTCTGCTAAGATTGTGGGAGAGATTGATACAATGGTAATTGGTGGTACAACTGCTGGTATTGATTACACTACAACGAGTAATTAAAGATGGCTGAGAATTATTTTAATATATCTTCATTTGTAGATGACTTAGTCCCTGAACACATTGTCACGGATTATCCAGAGCTTGTTGAGTTTATTAAAGTATATGCATTATACTTAGAGCATAAGAATAAATCTGGGTTTTACTTAAATCAATTAGATCATCAACGTGATATTGATATGATTGAAGAGGAGTTGCTACAAGAGCTCCAAAATGAAATTGGTGTTCCAATTCCCAGATCATTTAATGCAGACCCACGTATATTCTATAAACACTTAGTTGAGTTTTATAAATCACGTGGCACACCAGAATCTATTCAATCATTCTTTAAATTAATTTATGGTGATGAAGTAGAGATATACTTCCCTAAAGAAGATATGTTAATACCTTCTGATGGTAAATGGTTTAGTGTTGAGGATAGTATTAAAAATGATCCTTCTAAACATGCTGAAGCATATTCATTCACTCTAACCTCCAATGTATCAATTGTCGAGGGAGTGGATGATAGAGGGTTTACACTAAAAGTTGATGACGATTTAATATTTGTTGATGGCATATTAAACGAGGATTGGGTTCCTGGGTATTACTTAAGCGGTGATAACTATGTTGGGTATGTTAGATTTGGTACAGAGTTATTAAGCGGTTCAACAGTTAAAGTATACAAGAAAGGTTTATTCTCAACTGTTGATGGATTTGCATCAGATAAGAAGTATATACAAGACTCGTATTTTTACCAGAAGTTTTCTTATGTATTGAGAACTGGTAAGAGCATTGATGATTGGAAGAGTGCATTTACAAGATTGATTCACCCAGCAGGATTTATATTCTTCGGTGAAATCTTAATCTTTATTAACATGATGGAGTCTGCTAATAATGAGGTTCAACCTGGTTATCAAGACTCTGGTTTACCAAGAAATATTTACATCGACACAATTTACAGTACAATATCATTTATTGATTCTGGATCATATGTTGAAAAAGAATATACATATGATATCAACGTTGGTAATGAGTTTGGCTTTGTAGATCACTTTGACAATACCAAGTTTATTAACTTTAGAGCTATGAAAGAATACGGTCCATTAACTTTTGAAGACGTTATAAATAAACGTATAGACACACAAATCGGTTGTGATATAACCGAAACAACAACACCATAAGGAGACAGATTAAATGTCAGCAATTATAACGAACAAATTTAGATTAGATGCAACTGAAAGGTTTGTTGACAGTATGTCTAATGACACATATTACCTTGGATTAGGTAGACCTCATGCTTGGTTAGATGCTAATGGATTAGCCGATGAGAATAATCCAGATGTACCTGCCGAGAATGATTACACCACCAATACTGCATGGGAAAACATGTATGCTATGAAAAAGATTGAAGGGAATGACGTAATTTACGCAACACCTCGTAATCTTTGGGTGTCTGGTACATCATATGGTGAATACGATGACAGAGATGTTAATATCGAAGGTAAAGAATACTATGTTATTACAGATAACAATAACGTATACATTTGCTTACAATCAGCAGGAACGTCAACTCGTAATCCAGACTTAACAGGTGTGCAAACATCAGGCATTATTGATAACACATCTTATGATGGTTATATGTGGAAATATTTATACACCGTGCCTGTAGACACTGGATCTAAGTTCTTGACACAATCATTTATTCCTGTACAATATTTAACAGCTCAACCAGATCCTGGTGCAGATACTGCATTACTTAACCAATGGGCAGTGCAAGATAGTGCTGTTGATGGTGCAATTTACAACATTAAGGTTTCCGCTGTTGGTACTGGTTATACATCAGCTCCAACATTAGTAGTTAAAGGTGATGGTACTGGTTGTACCGCTACAGCTACTGTATCAGGTGGTAACATCTCTGGTGTTACAATTGTAAATGCTGGTTCTGGATATACTAAAGCTACTATTGAAATCACAGGTGGTTCTGGTTCGGGTGGAGTTGTTAGACCAGTTATTGGTCCGAAGGGTGGATTTGGTGCTGACCCAAGACAAGAATTAAGAACTCATTATATTGCGATTAATAAAGTATTTAATGGTTCTGAGAATGGTGACATCCCTTCAGTGAACGACTTCAGACAAATTGCGCTAGTCAAGAACCCTGTTGATGCATCTACTACAAATGTTGCTGCTACTAATGCATATAATGTGACTAAATCATTAGTTGTATCTGGTGGTGCATTTGCAGCCGATGCAGAAGTTATTGGTACAGACACAGGATCTAAAGCGATTGTGGTTGAACACGATTCAGTTAATGGTATTGTATATTATGTGCAAAACGAAGATACTGGGTTTGGAGTATTCAATGCAGATAACGATTTATTAAGATTAAGTTCAGCTACTACAGGTGGACAAGATATAACCTCTGTTGTTGCTCCAAAGATTAACCATTACTCTGGCGATATAGTATTCCTAGAGAATAGAACGCCAGTAAGTCGTGGTGCGGATCAGATTGAAACAATTAGATTAGTAATAGCATTCTAAATTAGGAAAAAATATGGCAATTAAATTTAATATTGAACCTTATTGGGACGACTTCACTGTACCTACAACGGTAGATGGGTTAAGTCCTAAAGAGAAGTACAATAAGATATTATTTAGACCTGGACATGCGTTACAAGCAAGAGAGCTTACGCAAATCCAGTCTATGCTTCAACAACAAGTGTCATCTGTTGGTGATCATATGTTTAAAGAAGGTTCTATTGTAGTACCTGGCCACGTATTTGTTCATAATAAGATTGATTACTTAAAGATTAGCAATCCAATTACAACTATAGCAGATTATGTTGGTGTTGAATTGTCTGATGGCTCTGTTACAGCTAAGGTTGTACACGTAGAAGCATCTACTGATAATGACCCTGTTACTTTATATGTCAACTATGTATCAGGTAATGGGACATTTGCAGATGCAGCAACAATCACTGATGGATCATTAATTACAGCTACCGTAGATTCATCTGGGTTTGGTTCATTAGTTTCTATTGATGAAGGTATCTACTACATTAAGAAACACTTTGTTATTGTTAAGTCATCAACGGTTGTTCTTGGTCGATACACTCATGATGTTTCATATGATGTTGGTTTGCGTATTGAAGAGAATATTATTTCTGCTGGTAATGATGAATCTCTTAATGACAACGCTTTAGGTTCTCCTAATGAATCTGCTCCAGGTGCACATAGATATTCAATCACAACTAAATTAGTTAAACGTGAGATATCTTCTGATATTGGTAACTTTGTATTGCTTGCACGACTTGAAAGTGGTCGTATTATTAAGCAGGCTAGGACAACTGATTATGCTATCGTTGAAGACACGTTGGCAAGACGTACATTCGACGAGAGTGGTAACTATACAGTTAATCCATTCCCAGCTTCAATTAAAAACCATGTAACAGATGACACTAAACTAAACATTGGTATTGAACCATCAAAGGCATATGTTCGTGGTTATGAAATTGAAACACTATCTACAACAGATGTTACCTTCGATAAAGCGAGAGACGCTGGATTAGCCACTGATAAAGTTATTACAGTTGATATCAATAACTATATTGATATTGAGAGTATGACAGGTCTTCCAGATATTACAACATTTGATACAGTATCGTTAAGAAACTCAAGTAATGCTGAGGTAGGTACTGTTCGTGTAAGATCAATTCAAGCACTAACAACATCAACATACAGATTACACGTGTTTGACTTAACTGGATCAATTAACACAGCAACAACAATTGAATCTAATACTTCATTTGCTTGTACTATTACTACGGGTCAATATAACTTAGCTACAGACACCTTAGTGTTCCCACTACCATTCTCAAGAATTAAAACTTGTAATGCTGAGACTGATCCATTACAACCAGAAGACTTTAACTATTCTTATGAAGCTAACAGAGAGTTTAGTGCAGTACAAGTTGCACAGAACCAAGTGCAGTTTGCAGCTAATATAGCAGATGAGACTTTTGGCCCATTTGATGCTGTTAACTGGATGATGCGTAATGACTTCAATGCTGAAGTTATCCCATTAACATCAAGTCAAGTTGTGGTTAATAATAGTAACAATCCACCACAAGTAACTATTACTGGGTTGCCTGCTACAGCGGAGACTAAGTTTGTTACGCTGATTGCTCCGGTCAATAGAACGCTAAAGCATAAACAGAAATCATTAATTTCTAATCATACAGTTGTATTAAATGCATCTTTAGACTATTCGCAATGGCAACATTTAGATCATTGTGATGTACAAGTGATTACATCTATTATTGAAAACAGTCAAGATGTTACTAAACACTTCGACTTTGATAGTGGTCAACGTGATACACATTATGCTACAAGTTCAATTAAGCTTAAAGCCAATACAAACTTTACAGTGACAGGTGACTTAGATGTTACATACAATTACTTCGATCATGGTACGGGAGATTTCTTTACTATTGATTCATACAATAACCAAGTAAACTACGAAGACATTCCTAGCCATGGTACAATTGAATTGAGATCAGCGGTAGACTTTAGACCTCGTATGAATAATGGTGGTTCTAACTTTACTGGCACTGGAGCTTCTACATCTACATGTCCAAGACCTAATACACAATTTGCTACTGATATCCAATATTACTTAAATCGTATTGATAAAGTTTATTTAGATAAAGACGGTGAGTTTGGTGTTCTTAAAGGTGTAAGTGACTTAGAGCCTTCAGAGCCTGGTATGCCTAAAGATGCAATGGTACTATACAACTTGTATGTACCTGCATACACAATGAGCCCCGAAGAAGTTGAAATTCAATTCATTGATAACAGACGTTACACGATGCGTGATATTGGTAAGTTGGAGAAACGAATCAACAACTTGGAGTATTACACGGTACTATCTCTATTAGAGAAAGAAGCGTCGGATAAGCAAATTCTAGGTGCTGGAAACATTAGTAAGTTTAAGACTGGATTCTTAGTAGATTCATTCCAATCAACAAATGTTGGTGCGGTTGATAATATTGAGTACTCGACTGGTATTGATAGAGATAAGGGTTTATTAAGACCTTTGTTCTCAGAGAATAATGTATCAATGGTATTTGATGCATCATCAACTGCACAAAAGACAGGTGATCTTATAACGTTGCCATATACTTCTTCAGCTATCATCAATCAAAACCAATACTCAGGTGCAATTAATGTTAATCCATATGATGTATTCAATTGGAGTGGTACTTTAAAACTATCACCTGAAACTGATGAGTGGAAAGATATTGATAGACGCCCAACAGTTATTATTAATAACGATGGTGTATTCGATGCAATGAGATCTATAGCTAATGAAGCTGTCGCTACAGGTACTGTATGGAATTCATGGCAGACTAACTGGACAGGACGAACAACTAGAGCTTCTGGTAGACGTCGTGATGTTACCACTACGAGAGGACAATCTCGTACAGGTACAGTAACTTCTATTGGAACTGACACTGTAACAGCAAATATAGGTGATAGAGTAGTTGATGTTAATTTCGCTCCATTCATGAGATCACGTATTGTAACATTTGAAGGTACTAGATTAAAACCTAATACTCAAGTGTTTGCATTCTTTGATGGAATTGATGTAGCAAGCTATGTATCTACTAACAACGCTTCATCTATTGTACCCACAACTGGTGTTAATAATATCACGAGTCATCCAGCAACCGCCACTACATTAACAACTGATAGTAACGGTGCTATTACTGGAACATTCTGGGTACCTAATAATACTTCATTGAATTTCAATACAGGTGATAAAACATTCTTATTAACTTCAAGCGCTTCTAATGACGCACAAGCAGATAACATTACATTTGCTGCATCTAATTATGCTGCGAAGGGTTTAATTGAAACTAAAGAAAATGTTTCAATTTCAACAAGAGTGCCTACTATTCAACGTAATGCTGTTAATCAAACTAGAACAAATACATCAACCAGCACTTATTGGGTGGATCCATTAGCACAATCAATTATTATTGATTTGAGTGGTGGTGCATTTATTACTTCTATCGACTTGTTCTTTGATACTAAGGATAGTAATATCCCAGTACAAGTACAGCTTAGAGAAATGGAGAATGGTATCCCTACACAACGTGTAGTACCTTTCTCTGATAAGACTATTAATCCGGTGGATGTTTCTATTCCTGATGCGGTTACTCCTGCACCGGCTACAACATTTATATTTGACTCGCCGGTATACTTACAAGATAACATTGAATATTGTTTTGTTATTATGGCAAACTCAAATGAGTATACTGTTAAGTATGCAGAGATTGGTGGTGAAGATGTTGACGGTAATAGGATCTCTAAACAGCCGTATAATGGTGTTATGTTTAAATCTCAGAACGCTTCTACATGGACCCCAGATCAAAACAAAGATATTATGTTTGTTATGAATCGTGCGGTATTTGCGGCAACAGCAGAAATTAAATTAGAGAATGCCCCTATTCAAAATAGATCACTAGATGTTGATCCAATGCAAACAGTGGTAAGCTCTAAAGATGTTATAATCTCACATAGAAATCATGGTTTAACTAATGGTGAGTCAGTTACACTTGACTATGAAGGAACTTCTGATATCAATGGTATCCCAGGTTCAGAGATTAGAGCTTCTCATGTTGTGTCTAATGTAGAGCGTGATCGTTATACTATTACTACTACAACGGCAGCAACTGGCACTGGTATTGATGGTGATGATGCATCTACTGCATCAGAGAACTTAGCGTGGAACACAATGTTCCCATTTGTTCAAGAGATTACATTACCTAATACGGGTATGACTTGGACAGTTAAAGATACTTACTTAGTTGGTGATAATAATTATCAAGCATCTAGTGATTATCTTCCAATGATTATTAATAGTAATTATACTCCACAATCACCTCGTGCAGTGTTACAAGGAACTACACCATCATTGAAGTTTAAAGGTTTCATTACAACTTCTAAAGATAATGTATCACCTGTAATTGATATGCAACGTACAAGTGCTATCACGGTATTTAATAGAATTAACAACCCTGGTGTTGGTGCTGGATATGATACTATTGCTAATTTCTTCGAAGAGACAGACGCTTCTAGGGGTTCTGCATTAGCTAAGTATGTAACTAAGACTATTCAATTGGATGAAAGCTCTGATGAGTTAAACATGTACATAGATGTGAATAGACCGTCTTATACCAATGTTAAAGTATACCATAAGACTTCGTCAGAAGCAACAGGATTTGAATCATTACCTTGGGTAGAGATTGTATCTACGGTAGGTTCGGTTCCTTATTCAGATGATCCTAATGATTACACTGAAATGGAATATAATATTACAGCTGATCCGTTTACACTGTTTAGTATCAAGATTGTATTTACTAGTCAAAACACTAGTGCTGTTCCTTCTTGTAAGAACCTTAGATCAATCGCGTTGTTATCATGATACCAGTTGCGGGTAAGGCTAATTTATTTAGAGACCCATCTACTGGTGCTATTATAAATAAAGATAGAAAGAATGCTAAGATTGCAAGAGAGGCATCTTTAAAGTACAAAGCAGATCAAGAACGTCTTAATACCTTAGAGGATGATATGTCTGAGATTAAAGATATGTTAAAGAAACTATTAAAGAAGAAGAAATAATATGGCAAATGTAGTTAATATAGCAACAACCAACACCTTTGAAGAGTGGAGATTAAAGAATAATGAGATAGGAGCCATAATCGGTGACTTAACTTTAATCAACACAAACGCAATGAGTGGTGAAGGTACTCTTATACCAACAGTAAATAATTTGAGAACTGAAACAACTAATAACGCTGGTTGGATTGGTGATATCTCATTATTGTTTGATGGTTATGGTAACTTAGTAGAAGCACTTAATAATGCTCACGCTGATATTTCTACAATCGCTGCAGTATCTAATATTGATATTGATTCAGCATCAGTTGCAAATTATGATGGAACAGGGACGTCTTGGATTGATATCCTTAATACAGACTATGCAAGATTAAATGCACATGATGTTGAAATTGGTACTATCGGAGACTTGTATGATACAACCAATTATCCATCATTAGTAACATCAACTAACAACTTAAACTCAAGGTTATCTGATATTGAAACTGATGTGGGTGATTGGGCAATATATTCAGGGTCTGATACTACCATAGTTGCAGCATTAAATACGGTTAAGGCCATTCATGATGATATCGGAGCTGACTTTTTAGATGCATCTGGTGATACCATTACTGGTGATTTAAACTTCACTTCAGGTGGTGTTCAAGCGACTGGTCAATACTTAAATATGGGTGTTGGTGGTATTAATACAATTCGTATTAACACATCTAATAGGGTTGGTGTTGGTAAAGCTGCACATACATCGTATAAGTTTGATGTGTCTGGAACATTAAATGCTACTGATCTTAAGATTGGCGGTGAGTCTTTAGATGATAGATTCTTAGAAGTTAATACTGTATCTAGTTGGGACGAAATTGGCG